GTTCTAAAAAAATATCACTGTGAAGTAGATGTTTGGAAAAAAGGTGATTGGGTTTTCTTAGGCCATAATGAAGGGCAGTACTGTGTATATGAAGACTTTTTTAAACATCCAAGGTTATGGTGTCATGCTAAAAATCTTGAAGCCTTTGAATGGTTGTTAAAAAAGAAAGTTAAATGTTTTTATCACAACACTGATGATTATACTTTAACAAGTAATGGTTATATTTGGACCTTTCCGGGCAAGCCAGTTTCAAAGAAATGTATTATAGTTGATAAGGGTAAGGATTGGAAAAATAAAAACTATAATTGTCATGGTGTTTGTGTTGATTATGTGTAGGAACCATATTACAATGGTAGTATGATTATTAACGATATTCCTGTATATGATGGTTTATTAATTCATAAACGTTTTGCTTATAACTATTTCAGAAAGAAAACCTTACCAATTGGTAATATTGTAGCATTTAGAGCTCCAATGAATGTCCAAGCAGAAGGTATGATTGATAGTGAAGACGTATTACAAAACGATTATATCTATAGCGATGATGCAATTAACTTTTGTTGGGAGATACCTAACTTAGATCCATTTGGTGCAGTTGCATATCAAAGACTTTTTAATACGCAAATTGCTATGATTTTATCAAATCGTTATCTCAAAAAGCCAATTGAGGTGGATGGTGATGACTTTATGGTTCATGATCAATTTGAAGGTAGTGATGGTGCATTGCAAAAGGTAGGTAAGTGCAGTGTAAGCATTACATACTCTAAAGATAATGTAGCAATTGGTCATACGGGTATTAATGTTAATGCAGGACGTAAAGCACCGGCATTTGCATATAGTACTAAATTAACTGATGAACAAGCTAATCAGTTTATGAAAGATGTCATTGATTTATTCTACGCATTAAATGACGATATCTTTATTGCCACCACAAAGGTAATTACCTGATGACAATATTTGACTATTTAAATTCTATCTTATTCAGTAAGAAGAGAGTGGAGCTAAACTGCGATGATGAGTCGCAGTTTAGTATCTTTATGGTCAATAGGTGGTCATCTTTTTACTCAAAAGATGTAGCTTTATATATCAACCAAACATCTAACGTTTATGCTAACTTGTTTACAAACAAACAAGATCAGTATGATTTAGTTTACAATGTACTTCCTAGACTAAAGTACAAACGTTTAGAATATGTAAAAAAGGTTAAGAAAGAGGATGCAGAAAAGGAAACACTTTTAGTGCCTGAGTTTATGAGTCAAAGAGAATACCTCCAGTATGTTGAATTAGAAAAACAATTAGCTAAATAAAAAATATGGCAGAATCAATTGACAAACTACCCGTTAGAAGAAGCTTAATAGACTTGGACAGCTATGGAAAGGGCAATTTCGGTCTAGGTGATGACTTTGTTCTATCTAAACTGTTTGATGATATTTTATTAGTTGAATTTATTGACGAAGTAAATGACAACTCAGGCGATGCAATTAAGAGAAATGGTATTTTCGTACCAACAAACTCACTAATTAAAGCTTGGAGAAAAGCTCAAGTGGTGCTAGCCGGTCCTAACGTGCATCAATGTAAAGTAGGAGATATTGTAATATTTCCAAACGATAAGGGAGCTGCAGTTTCTAATATTGAAGTTGATGGCTACGGTAAACTTAAAAAGGGTGTATTCTTAAATGAATTGAGAATATTTGGTGTTTGTAGAAAAGTCAAACAAGAATCAATTGCAGACAATACAGTTTTAATTAATGAAGATAACGTTATTGAATCTAAAGAACCTACTAAGTCAAAACGTTTGTGAAGTAGTTTTTCTTAGGCGTAGACCTAAAGCAGACAAACCACCTTTTAGACGAATGCTGTGTACATTAGATGATAATATTCTAAACAGCACAAACGGGCGTTTGTCTTTAAATTATAGATCACCAGGTGGGCCAAGTAAATATAACCCAGAATCAAAAAACCTTTTATTGGTGTGGGATATTTTTATGCAAGATTGGAGAATGGTTAGTATGGATGATTGTGATTTAGTAAACACAATACCAGAAGCAGAGTTTTGGAACTATTTCAATAACACTCTGTTAAAGATGTCGCCAGATCAAAAATTAACTTACATGGACACATGATAGATAAAACAGAAAAAATGATTAATGAGTTTCTGCAAAGAAACATTGTGTTTTACATTAACAGTGAAAAGCCGTTAAAGTCTGGTAAGTTATTAATTTTTAAGTTTAAAGATTTTTATTTTAATTTTATTATTAAATCTGATAACGTTACAAAAACGTTTGAAATTCCGTACCCTTTTAAAGTTGAACAAGGCCCTAGTTGTTTAAAGTTTTCGTACACTATTGAAGACTTTTCACAAAAGAATATGGATTTGCTTATAAAAGCAAAGTTACTTAAACCTAAAAAAAGAAATAAATTATACAACTCTACAGTTGTTTTATCTGCCATCAACTAATATAATTAGGGGTGTACAGTAGATACCTAACCAAATTTCCAGATGGCTACAATCCTAGTAGTCAACAAATTGACCTTATTAAGCGTATTGAGGATGCTTATGCAAAAGGTTACAAGTACGTTATATGTACTGCACCCACTGGGTCCGGTAAAAGCTTTATATCAAAGACTTTAGGTAACGTTTCAAATAAATGCACTGATGAGTTTAAAAGACTCATCACTTCCTACGATGCCTTTAAACAGGACTATGTAGGTAATCATGTGCATGAAATAGATTGCTTGAAAGAACCAAGTCACGGTACATTTGCACTTACTATTACCAAATCACTGCAAGATCAGTATAAGCAATTGTTTGATGACTCTTCGACGCTCAAAGGTAAAAGCAATTACCAGTGTGAGGTTAATACCGATGTTGACGTTGAGAATGCACCGTGTCTACTATTGCCAAAGTTAAAAGAAGAGTGCTGGTCAGTTAATAAGTGCCCGTATTATAATGCTCGTAATAAAGCATTAATTGACCAGTTTAGTATTCTGAACTATAAAATGTTTTTATCTTTGCCAGGGCATGTAAAACGTAAAAACTTTATTGTGTGTGATGAAGCATCTGAGTTAGAAGACGAACTAGTAAAGCACTTCTCAGTATTTGTTGAGCCTGAACGGTTTAAACTATTAGGGGTTAAAATACCGTTACTATACTCAGAAGATATGCAACATGTACGCACATGGCTTACAACGTTAATGGTTACGTTAGGTGAACATATTGATTCATTAACTCAAAAACATAATAATAAAAACACTACGTTAAACATTAACGATAAAGTAAAATTAAACTACTTTAAAAACTTTCACCGCACATTAAACTTAATTGATAGTACTTGGGAAAATTGTGAGTATATTGTACAGCGTGAAAAGAGTACAGTTAGAGTGACCCCTTTACGTGTAGATGTATTATCAAAGTATATATTTGACTATGCTGAAAATGTATTATTAATGTCAGCTACAATTGTTGATCATAAAAACTTTGCAAAGAGTTTAGGTATTGATCAATACAAATATATTGAAGTGGATAGTACTTTTGATAGTAAAAAGGCGCCTATATACGTTGCAAATGTAGGTAGATTAAACAAACAGAACATAGATAAAAACATGCCTAAGATAGCAAAGTATATTAAAGATATTTGCGAGTCACATGGTAATGAAAAAGGCATTATACATACACATACTTTAGATATAACTAAACAACTTCAAAAGTATTTGAAAGGTGATAGATACTTGTTTAGAGATAAAGAATCTAAAAACGATAATATATTATCTAAACATTCTAAGTCTAAAGAGCCAACTATTATAGTGAGCCCATCAATGACGTTTGGTATAGATCTGAGAGATGATTTAGCAAGGTTTCAGATAATAGTTAAAGCAGCTTATTTACCATTGGGGGATAATAGAATAAAACGTCTGTTTGACGAAGATAAAATATGGTATACTGATAAGATGCTTATTAACTTGGTACAAGCTTGTGGTAGAGGTATAAGAAGTAAAGATGATTACTGCACTACTTACATTATAGACCAGGCTATAACAGACGCTGTTATTGCTAACAGAGCTAAGTTACCAAAGTACTTCGTTGATAGGTTTGTATAAATAATATTGTGCATTCATTTAAACAGCATCATCAGCAAATGTTAGAAGAGGGTAAATTTGGTAATATACTAAAA